CTTTAGTTGGTTCTGAACCGTCTTCGACAATCCCGCCACCTGCGACTGATAGTCCTTCACTTTCTGCTGGGACAGCACGTAGGCGTTTTGCAGCTCGATGACAGTGTCGGAGTTTTCACCTTCCGCCTCCGTCATGCGTTTTATCTCTTCCCTCAGCGCCTTCTGATAGGCTCGCTGTTCGTCGATGATCTTGTTGAGGTTGGCGATGCCTTGTATCGCCTGCCCGACATCGACCTTGATTTCAAGTATTTTCTCTAAGTTTTCCATGGTTGGTTGTTGTTTGGTTTATCGTATCATAAGAAGTTTTACCTTGCTTGTCAGCGCTCCGCTGTCCCATTGCACGCTCATCACGGCGAAGAAACGCCCGTACTTGGAGAGGTAAACGGGTTTCGTGTAATCGAGTTCCTGGAGGTCTATTAGCGACAGCGTCATTTCTTCCTCGATAACCTTAGGCTTGCGGATAACGTCCTGCAATGTTTGGTAGTTTCGGTTTATTATCTGCTGAGGGTTCATGGAGTTCACAAACGAGAGCGTCATGTTATCCCATTCTATTTGCATCAGACGATACTCGCAGTCGTTCTTGATGACGCTGCCATCTTCACCGAGCGAGTATTGAGGTATCTTGTTTCCGTGCGAGGCGGCGAAAGGAAATTCGATTAGCTTCTTCTCCCATTCCAGCGACTCATCATCTACCTTGATGTATGCGGTGATGTCTATCGGGTCGTTCTTGTCTTCCTTGTATCGCACGGCGTTGTTACGGGCGTAGCTGCCGAGCGTAAACGCCATCGTCTGAGGTGCGTCAGCGTACGTCTCAACGAGGTTTTCGCTCCAGTCAAGGAAATTGCCGTTATCGATATTATCGCTCAGCACATCGAATCTGACGAGCTCTACGGCGCTGCCTTTCTGCACCGGAAACAGACCATAGAAGTTGCAGATGAAGTTGATGAAGTCTATCTGAGTGATGTCGGGGAGGTTGGGTACAAGACGGAAGTCGACGAGAGGGTAGTCGTTGGAATTGTTCTCGTAAGTATAAGTCACATAGCTAAGCAATCCCGCTCTTCGTGAGAATTTCAGAGCGTCACGCAATGGGATAGTCCATCCTCCGAAATCATAAATAGAGTTGTTAATGAGTCCATCTAAAGAGGACATAGATGCAAAATAAAACACAGCGAAGTTAAGCGCCTGCCATCTCTTTATCTTGACATAAACCTGGACTGCATCTTTTCCGTTGTCTTCTTCGCTCATCTCTACCTCAATGGTTCTGTTGACGCGATAAACGACGGTATTGTCGTACAATGTATCTGACGGCTCAATGACGATAACAGTCTGGTCGTAAGGCTTGATGACAAGCGCATAGTCGTAAGGTGAAGCGAGTGCCGCTGTTTTAAAGTCCGCGCCGCCATCGCCCACTCCAGCCACTACCGGCAACGACAGATAAATCTCGCCGATAGTCACCGACACCTTCCTGTATCCGTTATGAATGAATGATGACGTCTGGACGTTGAAAAAGTCCGAGTTCAAAACATTAAGCAGTATTTTCTTTTCATCGTCCTCCAGTCCTGAAGCTATATAGTATGGTTTCTCTTGTATGACAAGCTGACGCTCCAGCGTCTGCAAGCTCGTGTTGTTATTCTTAAGCACGACGGCAGTATTGTTCATATCTTCAAGCGCCGCTCCTGCGTTTATATCCAGCGCATTCTCCTTTATAACCCTATGCCATATCTCACGCAAGGTGACGGACGGATGTATGTTGTATTTTTTTCTTGACGTAGTGACAAGGTCGACTCCGCAGTCGTAGTCTAACGCATACATTGAAGCGTCAGCTATATCGGACACCCCTCCCTGCAGAACACTCTGCCCCCACTCTTCATTCCATGCCACGCTGTCCGTCTCCCTGTTCTCGAGGTCTCGTAGTTTAGGTTTGTTCTTAATCCACTGGTCATATTGGTGCAGCACGCCCCATGTGACGGCAATCTCGTACTCGTCGCCGCCGCTGTCGAGCAGATTACACTGTCCGTCATCGAAGATGGCAATGCCGTCAACGTACATACGACACGGCAGGATACGGTGCGTCTTCCCGCTCTCGTAACCAGGCAGCAACGCAAGGTCGAAGATCCTGTCGTTGGTGATGGTTCTCGGCAGCGTGATAGTCTGCGAGACGTTGCACTTGATAGACCCGATATCGCCGAGTATGCTTGAGTTGAAGTTGAGCGTCAGCGAGGCGTCGGGGTAGAGGTCAACGACGCTGCCGTCAACATCCAATGTTATCTCTCTTCTCATCCTATACCTCCCCCGTCTTTATCGTCAATGCTATGCGGTGACGCTTGGCCTTTCCACTGCCAACGCTCATCGTCTGCGTGCTGTCCTTGACGCTGACACGCTGCCACTTGCCGTTACCGAGGTACATGTCGACATACGGCGAGAAAGCCACAGAACGGGCGTATTCGTAGTGTTCGGCGCTCATCAGCTCAGAATACAGCGACATCGTCTCCTCGGTTACACTATCCCTTACCTCCCCATTAGGCAGTACACGGTTGAGCAGGTCGCTGCCTTGGTAGCCGTCATCGGTCATCGGACGGCGGTAGATTTCGGTCTTGGTCGTCTGAGATTTCTCTTTAATGAAGAAAAGCCAATAGAAAATCTCGCCGTGCATACCCAGCCAACGGAGATACGCCCGGCGGTTGAGGTCCTGCGGACATCTGTCGATGTCTATCTGCACGGCGTTGTCGGAAGACATTATTACGCCGTTTTGGAATGATATTCCTGTTACGTCGGAAGGCAATGCTATCTCAAAGCTGTCGCCCCGCTCCTCCACATCGGTCAATCTTCTTCTCACCATCTGAGTAACGATATTGGATGTAGGCTGTTCGACGATGACGTTCAGTCCTATGGCACCCTCCTTGACGACAAGTCTGTTGCTGTTGGGAATATCGAACGTGAACGGGTATTCCGACCAGCACTTAAGATGGCGTTTGTCGCTCATCCAGTTGTCAGATATACGGTCGCCGCCGTTCGCCGTCTCGATTGTAACGGATGTTATGCGGATACCGCTGAGATAGATATCTATTCGACATAGATTCTGTATCCACAGATTCGTATCATAAGGTTGAAGCATTTCTTCTTCTCTGCTATCGGTCATTATCTGCAATGTCCTTGCGATGTCAAAGACCGCACACCCGTCAGCGTCTGTATAGCGGAAGTTGTTCGTGTTCATCTTTTTTCCGCCTACTGACAGCACGCACTGCACACGCTCCGCCGCCATCGCGCTGCCATCTTCCAAGAACAGACGCACACGCACGAAGACGTGGCGCGAATACTTGAATACCATTATTTCGGGAAATACTATCTCGTAGTTGAACGTGTTTTCTCCAACGTTAAAAGTTCCTGTCAGTGTCCTCATCTCTTACTAATGTTTTCATTGTTATTGTCGTTAATATGTCGCTTATCTGTTCGTCGATGAGACGCTCCGCCTGCTCCATAGCGGGGGTGAAGATGTCCTCACGTCCTCCGTCACGGTGTAGCTTTGACCCCTCACGCATTATCTTTTTTGCTACGAGGTATGCCGAGACACCCGTTATGCCTTTGTCGCTCATCCACCTCGCTATGGTATCGACGAAAGGACGCGGCGGGTGCTTATACTGCTTCTTCCACGGTTTGGATCCTGTCTCAAGGGCAGCGAAGTACTTGCGCCCGTAGAGCGCCGCCGTGACGCTGCCCGCTCCCGATGTCACCTCGGTACGCATAGTGTCTCGTGTCTTTCCGCTTGCCACCTGCCCCGCCCGCTCATGGTTGGCGACAATCTCCTTGCGTACCTGCTCGAATACGTCGAACATCATATCTTCTATCTCTCTCTCGGTCAGCATGGCGATAATGATTTTACGAGGTCGAACTGAGCGGTTACGGCAGTACGTAGCGAGTCGAAGCGATAAGGTACTATCGCCCATGTTATGCGTGAGACGTTGTCGTATTCTTCCGACGAGACTATTCCTTTTATGATTTTGATAAGGTCCTCTTTCAGTGACTCCGCCACCGTGTCAACGGCGTTGAAATCCATCCTGTCGCTGCTGCTGAACTTCGTCTCCTGCACTGCTACGAGTTCAATCCTCACAGAGTGCTCCTCCGAGTAGTTGCCGAACCTCGTCTCTTCCCTTGCCGGAAGCATGACGAAAAAAGCGGGTCTGCTTCCCTTGAAATTGTCTATCTCCACGTTGAGGGCGTGGTAGTCTATAAGCGGGACGAGGTCATATCCCGACGTGTTCTTGGTGATGTTCACCAACCCTTTGATTACGCTGTTTGTCATTTCTTTTGATTTATAATGTTGCTTAATCTTTGTTTATACTCTCTCTCTTCTTGCTCATCTTTGGCACATCGCCATATAATTATCCATGGTACACGTAACGCCTCGTCATGCGAGTAACGTCCGTTAGATATTTTGACAAACCAGTTGATGGTCGAAAAGATGTCTCCTTTCATCTGCTCAGCGCCCGCCATTATCTCATCGACCGTAAAATCTCTCTCAAGCTGTTTAAACAGCCTTGTAATCGATTCATGTTGTTCGGAAGTCCATTTTATCGCCCCGATAACAATGTCGGCTCTCTCGTCCTGTATTTCGCTTGTGGTGAGGTTGTAGATGCTGATTAACATCTTGATCTCATCCTTGCCGTTCAGCACTTCGGCAAGTGTTCCCATCGTCATGCTGTCAAGGTCGTCGGGGAGATAGCGTCCGCATAGCTTCTCAGGCTTCCTGGCCCGTTCTATCACTTCAGCATGGTTGCTGATAGCTCCGAAGCTGTACAGCAAGCAATATTGACCGTAAGTCATCGGCACGGATTTAAGCTTCTTCAATCTCGATAGCCTTCTTTTTTCTTTGATTCTGTAATATAAGTTCATAGCTTTATTGGTGTTCAGGCAAGGCAAGTCGTCTCGCCTTAGTGTTAGTCTTCGGGAATTTCCTAAGCGCAGTGAACACGGCGTAGCGCAGAGCGTCCATAGCGTGGTTGAAAGCATCTATCGGCTCGTTCACAGCGTTGCCGTCACGGTCCTCCTTCCATCGGTACTGGCGTGATTCCTTGATGATATTGAGCGAACGTGACGTGACGTATATCTCGAACTGCTGCAAGAACTGAATCTGACTGAGCAGGTCTTTCTTATAGGCTGGTTTGACGTTGTAACGGTACACCTTGCGCCCGAGCTCATCAACCGACTTCGGCTCGGCGGCGTCAGCGAATATCTCCGTCGCCTTGCTGATGTTCTTCTCCTTCATCCTCTCCGCTATCTCGCTGTTGAGCAGTCCCGACTGATATATAACCTCATCGACATATATCTTCTTCGCTCCCTCGTCGATGTACACGTCCACCAAGGCTGTCGGGTCATTGCTATACCCGAAGTCAAGTCCGTAAACGTGACGCATACGTGAGCGGGCTTCGGGCAGCTCGTCAATCTGAATGAATGGGCGGTAGATAGTGCCCTCGATGTGACCTGTCAGACCGAGACCATAGACGCGCCACCATTGAGTGTTATGTCGGTTTGATTCTATCTCGTCAATCTGAGCCTTGTCGAGATAAGGATTGTCAAGGTAGGTCGAGTGTATCTCTGCCGTCGTGTCACGATTGGCGATGTTCTCCTCATACCAGAATTCGCTGTCGGGGTTCCAGTCAAGAAATATCACCTCGGTAGTACGTACGGCAAGCTGTCGATATGTCTCGTATGATATACGGTTACACTCGTTGATGAAGAGAATGTCACGACCCGGACCTTTGACCTTGCCCCAGTCGTTGACGGAGAAGAACTCGATCATCGACCCGTTCGGAAACCTGAACGTGAGCTCCGTCTTGTTTTCTTCATAGTCACGTCCTTCTGTCAGTCCCTCATCTTCGAGTATTCTCCGGAAGTCTCTCAACGTACCTCTCTTAATGTGAGGCAGTGATTCGGATACGACGGATATATGACGCTTCATCGTCGTCGCTATCACGACGAGCAGCTGCATGACGCTGTAAGTCTTGCTCGAGCGAGTGCCGCCCTTGTTGGCTATGACACGCCACCCGGCGAGAAACAGCGCAAGCGATTGCCGATATATCCTCGTCATCATCTTCATTGCTTTTCTTTTCTTGCTTTGTCCATCAGCTGTCTGTGCAGTTCTTCCTCCTCCTTGTTGCCGCATATTATCGTCAGCCCCTTAGGAGCGTCCATCTTCACCTCATGCTTGTCGGGTCTCTTCCATTTCTCGGGGTTGATATTCGACAACAGAAATGTCGCAGCCTGTACGTTAGGCTCGACGTTCACTTCCTTATTCCAGTTCTGCTTTCCTTTCAATATAGGCTGCCCCTTGCCGTTGTCCTCGTAGATTATCTTCTCGTGCTTCTCCTTGTACGAGTATCCGACGGCAGCCTTGGCGAGACTTCTCACGATGTCGACTTCGAGGTTCTGCCGGAATGTTTCGCGCGCACGTGTTATTATGTCAGAAAAGTCAGAGAGTTTAATCCATTGTGTATATGTCTCTCTTGTGATTGAAAAGAAAGCGCAGAACTCCTTGAGCTTCGCTCCTCCGTCTTCGATGAGTCC